CTACCGGAAATAGTACAGGTGTACAATTAGGCGCCGTAGCCTCCACCGAAACAATATACGCCGCCGTACATTGTACAGGAGTTAGCGGAACGAGTACCCCTACTATTACAATAACACTAGAGAGCGATGATAATTCTAGCTTTACTAGCCCTACAACAATAGCGACGTTTACAGATATAACCGCTATTAGTAGTGAGATCAAAAAAGTATCGGGAGCTATAACAGACGATTACTTCCGTTTTGCTTATACAGTAACCGGGACTACTCCAAGTTTTAATATCCACGCTGCTTTCGGTATCGAATAAAAAATATTTCTTAAAACCGGAAATTTAGAAAAAGTTGGGACATAAGGTTATATAGAGGAAAAAGTAAAAGCTATATAAGGGGGTAATATGTTTTACGACTTTACTAAATGTAATTGTTGCAAAAAATATAATTGCTATATATGCAACAAACTACAACTACAACCTAAAAAATATCACTTAACAATTAGCGGCCATAAAAAGCCAATATGCAAAAAACACTTAAACCAATTTAACCTCTTATGGGGTTAAGTTGGAGATTAAAAAAATTATTAAAAAATACACCACTATTTACAAAAGTATGTATATAATGGTTACATAAGATAAATACTTGGGAGGTATTAAATGAGTAAAAATACAGGTTGGTTTAAAAGCGAAGTTGTAGATCTAAGAAATTCTAATGTTGAATTAGATAATAATTTTAGTTGTATCTTCGGTAACAAAACTCACGTAGAAGATTTTATCGGTGGTAAAGCTACTTTTAAAATTACTTTTTTTGGAAACGAAACTAACTGCTCAACAACTTTTAGATTTCCTAAAGGTTGGACTATTAAAAAAATGTTGGAAACCGGTTTAAACGAATTAGGTTTCGAAACTACAAGACACGAAATACTCGATTGGGTACAAGTTAAGGGGGTAAAATAATGAAAGAAAGCGCTAGTTATTTATTAGACGATCTAAACTCTATAGATCGTAAATTAAATCGTAGGTTATCTATAGGAAAATATGAAACCTACGAAATTATTGTATTTGGTAAAGGTAAGACCGGTAAAAGTTACGGTAAGTTTGATTATCAAGACTTTTTAAAATTTGGTTTTAGCCGTAAAAATACTAGAGATCATCTAAGCAAAAAATTTATTAATAAGGATCTAGCTTATGATTGTTGGAAACTTTTAAATGATCTAGAGCTATATTCTTATGAGTTTGTTTTAAAAACTAATCGTAAATAATACTCCCAAGTATATTACGTACGATAAAAGCCGGGTTTAATCGCCCGGCTTTTTCTATGTCATACTACGCTCTACTAAATTGCTAATACTTACAATAAACTTAGTTAAATAAAGGAGTTAAATTGGCAAAGTTTGTTTTAACAGACGCTAGCGTAACAATTAATAGCGTGGATCTTAGCGACCACGTTGCAAGCGTTACTCTAGACATAACCGCCGACGAAATAGAGGAAACCGCTTTTGGGCAAACCTTTAAATCAAGATTGGGCGGCCTTAAAGACGGATCATTAAGTATTGATTTCCACCAAGATTTCGCAGCTAGCGAAGTGGACGCAACACTATGGCCTCTTCTAGGTACCGTTACAACTTTTGAATTAAAGCCAACAAGTGGCGCAGTATCTTCAACTAACCCGAAATATAGCGGATCCGTATTGGTTAACCAACACCAACCGGTAGCTAACGGAGTTGGAGAATTGGCTAGCTTTAGTGTTAGCTTTCCTACAAGTGGCACAATAACAAGAGCTACAAGTTAATGTCTAAAATACAGGGGTTACACCAACTCACTCTCGTATTAGAAGACGGTACTAAAAAAGAAGTAACGTTAAGACCCGTAGACTTCGTAGCTTTAGAGAGAAAATTTGGGCAACGACCGGCAAGCGAGTTAGAAAAATTATCTTTTGAAGAGCTAATGTATTTATGTTGGAGCGCTAGTAAGCGTACCGGCGTAACAGACGATTTCGATAAGTGGTTAAATACCGTTGCGACTATTGACGGTTTAGGTGGCGTAGACCCGGAGTAACCGGCGGCTATTATATAGAATTAATAGCCGAAGTTAGCTTAGCCGCCGGACTAAACCCTATGGAAGTAGCGGAGTTACCGTTACCTATGTTTTTAGCACTACAAAACGCTCTACAAAAAAGAGCCGAGCAGGAAAAAAAGAGATATGGCTAATATAAAGAAAACTACAAGCGGTAGCGGTATAGCAGTTGAGGGACTTAACGATACTATTAAGGGCTTACGTGATCTATCGCAGGGTAGCGAAGTTAAGAAGTCTTTAAGAGCTTTACATAAAGATATATCTAAAGAAGTAGAGAGCCAAACAAGAATAGAGGCTTTAAAACAGAGTGTACAGGGACGCCCGGTACCTAAAAGAACGCAGGGAGCAAAAGGTTACGTCGGTGGAGGTACGGATCGTAGCGCTTATTTAGATATTAGACGTACTAATAAATTTGTACGTAACTTAGAGTTTGGTAGAGATTATCAATTTTTAAATTTTTATAATAGATCACAAGCTAAAGGAAGATCCGTTAGTGCTAATGCAACCGGTATATTTTTTCCGGCTAGCGAACTTAAAAGAAGAGTTTATAAAAAGTGGGTAGGTAATAAATGGAGAAGTACCGGAGTATTTCCGGAGGGTATTAAAACTCACGGTTACGTAGCGGAGCCAACAATAGCTAAAGCAGTACCAAGAATTACAGAAGATTATAGCGACCGTATGTTTGATACAGTTAAAAAAGCAATTAAGGAAAATAAATAATGGCCGAAAGTACAAAAACGTTAAGGTTTGAATTTTTAGCAGATACTAAAAAGTTTTTAGGCAATATAGGGCAAGTAGGTAGCAAGTTTGGCGATCTAGGCGCCGAAATGAAGAAAACCGGCGATACAGTTAATAAGATCTTCGCAGGTATAGGCGTAGCAGCAGGAGCAACCGCCGCTAAATCTATAACCGCCTTTAGAGATTTCGAAACCGGTATGAACGAAGTATTTACGTTGTTACCGGGTACAAGCCAAGAAACTTTCGACCAAATAAATAAAGATGTTTTAAAACTATCCAAAGAGATCGGTAAATTACCGGAAGATGTTATACCCGCTTTATACGATAGCTTGTCGGCCGGTGTACCACCGGACAACGTATTTACTTTCCTAGAAGTAGCTAATAAATTAGCCGTAGGTGGAGCAACAGAGTTAGGGATAGCAGTAGACGGCTTAACTACAGTAGTAAACGCTTTTGGTAGCGACGTTATTAGCGTAGGCGAGGCTAGCGATATTATCTTTACTGCGGTAAAAGGTGGTAAAACAACAGTAGAGCAATTATCTAAAGCTATGTTTAACGTAGCGCCTATTGCTGCGTCTATGGGTATTGAGTTTGGTAATGTTACTGCCGCAGTTGCAACACTAACCGCCTCCGGTACTCCAACAAGCGTAGCTATGACGCAGATTAGAGCAGCACTTAGCGAATTAGCTAAACCAACTACCAAGATCTCATTATTATTTAAAGAATTAACCGGCAAGTCTTTTGAAGAATTTATAGCCGGTGGTGGAGATCTTAAAGAGGGTTTCGATATTATTGCTAAGGGAGCAAAAGATAGCGGTAGGCCGTTAGCCGATTATGTTGGATCCGTAGAGGCTTTAGGCGCAATACAAACACTTACCGGTAAAGGTAGCGAGAAGTTTGCTAGTGAAATATTAGCCGCAGAAAACGCAATAGGAGCAACCGACGCAGCTTTTGAGCAGGGATCGCAGGGTATAGGATTAGTTTTAGAGAAATTAAAAGCAGCGTTTCAAGTTTTTCAAATAGAGATCGGCCAAAAATTAGCTCCAATATTGATCGACGCAATAGATAATATACAGAAAAAATTTAAAGAGATCCAACCGGGATTACAGGCTTTCGTAGAAAACGTTAAATCTTTTTTTACAAGTGATGAAGTACAAAACACTATTAAAAGACTTACTAAGGCTTTTAATGATCTAGGAGATAGATTAAGACCGGTATTTGAGAGAGTACAAAAGTTTTTCGAGCAAAACCCTAAAGTATTATTTACAGGTTTAGCAGTAGTTATAGGTGGAATACTTCTAGCTAGTGTTATATCTTTAGCTAGTGCTTTCGCTGCACTATTTAGCCCGGTTACGATCATACTTGGATTAATTGCCGCTTTAGCAGGTGGGTTTAGATATGCTTATGATAACTTCGAGGGATTTAGAAATTTCGTAGATAATGGTATAGCTTTCCTTAAAAATTTGTTTAATAATTTTATAACTTTCTTTAAGGGCGACGGTTTCCAAAACGGTATGACTAAGGCTTTTGAATTTGTTAAAACTCAATTTAAGTTATTACAAGTTGTATTCGACGGAGTAGTACAGTTTATAAAAGGTTTATTTAGTGGAGATGTAGCAGAGGCAGTAGGCGGACTTAAAAAAATATTCTTAGGTTTACTTAACTTTTTCAAAAATAATTTTAATTTAATGGAAACTCTTAAAGATGTATTTATAGGAGCTTTAACTAAAGCTAAGGATTTTATTTGGCCTAAGATCAAAGAATTTGGCGAGGGTTTTATGGAAACTATGAAAACAGTACTTAAAACCGGAGCAGGAGTTGTATTAGAGGGTGTTAAGTATGTATTTAATAAAGTTATAGATAAGATCAACGATTTTATTAATAAACTAAACGACGGGTTAGGATTTAGCTTTTTTGGTATAGACATAGACCCGCCGGATATACCAAATATACCGAGGTTGGCTAAAGGTGGTATCGTAACCAAGCCTACTACCGCCGTAGTTGGCGAGGCAGGGGCAGAGGCTATAATACCTTTATCGTCGAGAGTTGGCGACGGACTTGGCCTAGGAAAACAAACATACAACATAACAGTTAACGCCGGGATCGGTACAGACGGAGCAGACGTAGGCCGATTAATCGTTGAACAGATAGAAAAATATAATAGACGTAACCTAAGGTTTGTATAATGGCTCAACCTACGGTAAGAGTTAGGCTAGGTTTTACTCCAAATACCTTTACTTTAGATGATCTAGTTAGAGGTATTTTAGATACCGGGCAATTAGGCGGAGCAGTAACTTTAACAGATGTTACCGCAGACGTACAGAATATAGCTATAAGTCGTGGTAGATCTAAAGATTTAGATAGCTTTTTTACCGGTAGTTGTGCAATTAAATTATTAAATAACTCTAGAAAATACGAAAATACTAATACGAGTAGCCCTTATTATCCCGGTATTGAGCCTTTTATTATTATGCACGTCGACGCTACTACCGACGGCGGATCTACTTACGAAGATCTATTCGTAGGTTTCGTAGCAGATATTGCCTTAACTTATCCGGATAGTAATAACTCTTTTGCTACTTTTACCGGTTTCGACGCTTTTATGAAGATTAATAACACCGAATTAGTTAACGCTAGTTTTTCAAGTACAGATAGCGGAACTATGATCGGTAATATTTTAGATAATGCTAGCGTTAAATTTAGTACGGCAAATAGAGATATTGAAACCGGAGTAAGCACTATGCAAGCTCTTAGCGGTATTACGGATAATACATTAAGTTTATTACAAACTATAGAACGTAGCGAAAATGGATTATTATTTATGTCTAAAAGCGGTAAATTAACTTTTAAAAATAGACATACTACTTATCCTAGTGTTGTTAGTAAAACTTTTAGCGATGACGGTAGCGATATTGCATATACTAAAGTCGATTATATAAACGATGATAACGAAATTTACAATATTATTAACTTAACTCGTGAGGGTGGATCTACTCAAACACAACAAGACGCAGGATCACAACTTAAATATTTGATCCGTACATTAACTAGATCCGGTTTATTAAACGATAATGATACAGAAGTTAACGACGCTGCTTTATATCTTTTAGGTAAATTTAAAGACGCTTTATTACGTTTTGATAATTTAGAGGTTAATGTTAATGATCTAAGTACTTCTAATCAAAATTTAATTTTAGAGAGTGAAGTAGGAGATATTGTAAGCGTTGAGCTTACACCTCCGGGAAGTGGTAGCCCGGCTCAAATAATAAGCCGTGAGATCTTAGACGCTATAAACTACAGTATTACACCCGATACCTTTAAAGTAGGATATAAATTAAGTAGCGCTAACCAACAAGCGTTTTTACGTTTAGATAATACTTTATTTGGACATCTAGACGATGATAAGTTAGGTTACTAATGACATATAGCTATAAAAAACAACAAGAAAGGATAAACTAAAACTATGCCTAGTGGATTTAAAACTTTCGTTACCGGAGAAGTATTAACGGCAAGCGATGTAAACAATTATTTAATGGAGCAAAGTATTTGCGTATTTGCCGACGGTACCGCACGGGACGCAGCAATTACAAGCCCGGAAAATGGACAATTTGTATTTTTAACCGGATCCTCAACACTACAATATTATGGATCAAGTGCTTGGAATAACTTTATAGGCGAGGGAGATATTACCGCCGTAAATACAAGTGCTACATCGGGTTTAAGTGGTGGAGCAACTAGCGGAGCCATAAATTTAGCGGTAGATCCAAGCGCACTAACCGACGGATCCGCAATAACAGTAGATACCGCTAACGATCTATTAATTTTAGAAGATGTTACAGACGGTACAGTTTATAAAGTAAAACCTAATCAAATAGCTAGCGGTAGTGCTAACGCTTTAGAGGACGGAGATAGCAATTTAACAATTACCGACGGAGTAACTAACGGTTTATCTTATGTCTTAGACGCTACAACTATGGCAGATTGGGACGAGGCCGGTATTAATTTAACTACTAACGGAGGTATTTATAGACATAATCTAACTATTGCGCCTAGTTTTACAATAGCAGCAGACGAGGGAGCAGTTTTAGCAGGTACAATAACTATTACAGGTACCGTAACGGTAAATGGCTCGTTGGTGGTTGTTTAATGCCAATATTAAAAGTAAATACAATAAGTAAAGCTACAGGAAACAATATTACTTTAAATGATCCTATAAATTTAAAAAGTTACACTACAACAGAGAGAAACGCCTTAACTTCAACCGCAGGCGATACAATTTTTAACAGTACAGATAATAAAGTACAATTTTATAATGGTACGAGTTGGGTTAATTTATAATGTCAACTTTAGAAACTAATTCTATCGGTAAATATTCGGGCAATAATATATCTATTGATGATCCATTAAATTTAAAAAGTTATACAACAACAGAGAGGAACGCTTTAAGTGTATCTAATGGCGATCTAATTTATAACTCAACCGAGGGTAAATTACAATTTTATAATGGTACTTCTTGGGCTAATACAAGTAATATAGAGGGTTTTGAAATTGAATATTTAGTCGTAGGAGGCGGTGGAGCGGGAGCTTATCGTTATGACGCTCAACGAGCAGCAGGAGCAGGCGGAGCAGGTGGTTTTAGAAATTCAACTACAGGAGAGGAAAGCGGTTACCCTATGACCGATCCCGAGCAAAAATATATAGCAGCAATTTCAACTAATTATACGGTTACAGTTGGCGCAGGTGGTACAGGAGCTATTTACGGTGGTACAAGTGGTAACGATAGCCAATTTAGTATAATTGTAGCCGCAGGCGGAGGCCGTGGATCTTCTGCTTTTACAGGAAGAGCGGGCGGTATTTCGGGTAGTGATAAAACTACCGTTGGAAGTGGCGGAGGAGGCCAAATAGGATCCTATAACTCGGGCGATGATCGAGGAGGCGGTGGCTCATACGGGCAGGGAGCCTCGGGATCATCTAGAGGCGGTGGAGGCGGAGCAGGCGCCGTAGGTACTAACCCAACAGGAGGAGCCGGAAAAAGTAGCGCTATTAGTGGATCTTCTACAACTTATGCTACAGGTGGTACCGGAAATAATAATAACGCAGGATCGGCAAATACAGGCAACGGAGGGGGCAGCTCGACAAGCGACGGGGGCGGTGGATCCTCGGGTAATGGTTACGCAGGTGGCAGCGGTATAGTAATTTTAAAATATCCGGATAGCTATAGTATTAGTGGCGGAGCAGGTTTAACATCTTCTACAACAACTTCGGGAGGTTATAAAATTACTACTTTTACCGCAGGAACAGATACAATATCTTTTAGTTAGGAAAATATGAGCAGAATTAATACAAATACAATAGCAACAAGCGACGGAAATAATGTAGCTTTAGATAGTGCTTTAAATTTAAAAAGTTATACTACTACACAACGTAACGCCTTAACTTCAACTGCGGGAGATATGATCTACAATACTACCGATAATAAAGTACAAACATATAACGGTAGTAGTTGGGACGATTTAGGTAACCCTTTTACCGATATAGATTTTTTAGTTATAGCCGGTGGAGGAGCGGGCGCTTTTAATGATAACGGCGGAGGTTATGCCTCCGGTGGTGGTGGCGCAGGAGGTTATAGAACTTCTTACGGTACCGGTAACGTTAGCGGAGGTAGTAGCCCGGTTGAAACTGCTTATAAAGTTTTAGTAGACGGATCTACTACATACACTATTACTATAGGCGCCGGATCTAGTACCTATAGACAACCCGCTAGTAATAGTCAATTTGCCGATATAATATCTTATGGTGGAGGCTCTAGCGATAGAAACAATAGTTTTAATGGTAACAATGGAGGCTCGGCGTCGGGTGTAACAGGTTTTCCAAGTAGTAATATAGGTTATGGTTTAGCCGGACAGGGTAGTAATGGTGGCGCCTCGTCAACCGCAGGCGGAGGCGGAGGCGGAGCAGGAGGGGTAGGAGCTAATGCTACTAGCCAAACTGCACCGGGAGCCGGTGGTACCGGTTTATCTTCATCTATAACAGGATCCGCAGTAGATAGAGCCGGCGGAGGCGGAGGCGGAGCAGGCGGCACAGGAACAGGAGCAGCAGGAGGCACCGGAGGAGGTGGAGCCGGAGCTAATGGGACTAATAACGCTACAGTTGGTAATACAGGTACCGCAGGTACAATTAATACCGGCGGAGGCGGAGGCGGTGGATCCGGTGGAACTAGCGCAGGATCAATAGCTAACGGTGGTAGTGGTGTAGTAATTTTAAGATATGCTACCGCAGACGCAACTATTTCTATTGGAGCAGGTTTAACAAGTACATCTACTACAGACGGTAGCGACACTATAGTTACTTTTACGGCCGGTACAGATACGGTAACTTTTAGTTAATATGAAAATTTATAATATTATTAAGTTAATAAACATACCTAACATAATGTTAGGTATTAGTGGTAAAATGTTTTTTAATAAGGAGAAATAAATATGGCTCATTATGCACTATTAGATGAAAACAATATAGTAACAGAAGTAATAACAGGTAAAGACGAAGACGATTTAGATACTTTACCGGAGGGTTTTTCTAGTTGGGAAGATTACTACGGTAATTTTAGAAATATGACTTGTAAAAGAACTTCTTATAATACTATTGCTAACGCTCATACTTTAGACGGTGTAGCTTTTAGAGGTAACTTCGCCGGGATCGGTTATAACTATGACGAAACTAATGATATATTTTTACCGCCTAAACCTTTTGATAGTTGGGTTTTAGATCTAGATATAGCTAATTATGTAGCACCCGTACCATACCCGGAAGACGGATTAGGTTACGAGTGGAACGAAGTTACTATGAGTTGGGATTTAATAGAAGATGTCTAGTATTGTAAGAGTAGATACTATAAACGAAAAAACTACGGCTAATGGAGTTACCGTTGACGGCGTTTTAATTAAAGACGGAGCTATAGCAAGTAGTTATATAAGTGGTTTAAGTGATAATAACGATTTTGTTTTATTATCTAGTGCTACCGCTAGCGCTAGTAGTGAATTGTTATTCGATAATTTTGTAGATACTTCGACTTATTCTTATTATCGAATAGTTACAGAAAATATAATACCGGCTACTACAAGTACTAATTTATATATGACTTTTAGGCAGGGTGGAGCTAGTGGTAGCGATTTAACGGGAAATTATTACGGCGCAGCTTGGCAAGCCTCTTTAAATACTGCGTCATCGGGTTTTGATGTTAATTTTATACAAGCAGGTTACGGACAAATAGGAGATCAAATACAGAATAGCGCAGGAAGAGCGCATAATGGTACAGTAGAATTTTACCCAAGCGACGGTACAAATAACGGTACTTATATTTCGGCTAATTTTGTACATTATACAAGTCTTGGAACGATGAGAAGTAGGCATAGATCACATTATTTAGATAGTAATACCGCAGTTACAGGGGCTAGGTTTTATATGTCTAGTGGCAATATTACAAGCGGATCTATACATATTTATGGGATTAAAAAAGTATAATGGCACAAACACTAGAAGAAATTAAATCAAGTTTTGAGGCACCAACTCATAAAATAGTTAACGGTGTTAAAGTAGATTTAACCCCTAAAGAAATAGAAGATACTTTAACTATTTGGGCGGAAAATGAATTAGCTAGACAATTAGACGAAGAAAATAACGGATATAAATACAATAGAGCTAATGAGTACCCACCTTTACAAGAGCAATTAGATTATATTTTTCATCACGGACTAGAGGCGTGGAAAACGGATATAATACAACCCGTAAAAGACGCTTACCCTAAACCTTAATTGACACTACTACAAGATCTACGCTTACAAGCGTTAGAGAGATCCGGGAATAAATGCGAGTGGCCTAAGTGTACTAATTATGATCAATGGCTAGAAATGGCACATATAACCGGTATTGGTATGGGTGGCCGACATAGTAAAGAGAAATACGATCTAAATAATGTAGTTATGTTATGTAAACTACACCACGATATTTACGACGGGCGGACTATATCACTTGCAAAAAAGGAGTGGCGCATACTGCTATTATCTTTTTTAGAATATGACCGACAATAATAATTACACTCAAAAGGAAATGACGGCTAAAATTATGCTCGATATAGAGAAGATCTTTACTAAATTAGACGAACTACAAAAAGATATTAATACGAGGCCAACTAGAGCCGAGATCTACGGTTGGATCATCGCCGGGATTTCTATAGCTACTTTAGCTAATGTATTAATGTGATGAAAATAGATCTTAAAACTCTTACACCAATTTTAATAACTGCTCTTATAGGAGTTATTGGGTGGTTATTTAATACAATAGAAGAGTTACAAATAGCTCATAGCTCTATGATGACGCAACTTCGCATATTAGAAAAAGATTTAGATATGCAAGAAAGTTTATTTAGTGAGCTTTTATTTAAAATTAGCGGATAAAATAATTTTATGGATTTTCTATTAGTCATAGTAGTAATAGTAGGTATTAACTATCTTAGTTGGTGGTTAATTAAAAACGATAAAATATAATTATGTGCAAGATAGATCAAAAAGAAGACGGATCCTATGTACAGATATGTAATTGTAAGTATGGTAGTGAGAATTGCGAAAATTTAAAATAATGGATTATTTAGTAGGTTTTATATTAGGTTTATTTATTAAAGAGATTTGGAATTTTCTTAAAAAACTAGATCAATTTGATAGAGAAAATTTTAGCTTTTTTAACTTCGATTTATTCGATGTTGAAGAAGATGATTTACCTTAAAACCTTTTAAATGTCTTAACTTTAGTTTATAATAGTTACAGTATTGTTAATAGAAACGGGGCTATTATATGTCAAATTTAACTCTAGATGAGTTTGCTTTAGGTAAAATAAATTATAAAAGTAAAAGAAAATTCGAAAACAGATACCCAAAAGAAACAGAAATTATAATTAATTTATTAAAACAAGCTCTAATAAGAAAAAACGAAACTCAACTAAGCGTATATAGTTATAAAACTATAGCCGAGTATTGTATAGAAGTTTTAAATTTCAATATGGTACATAGTGAGAGTTTACGTAAAATTATAAGTCGTATTGCGCAGGATAACGGTTGTGAGTTATGAATTTAGACGAATTTGTAGAGAGCAGAAAAGACGTACCTACTACTAACGGAAAGAAGATCAAGCCCTCTAGCGATTGGACGCCGGGTATTGAAATGCTTGGATCTAAAGGTACGATCACAACTAAAGCTATACCTAAAGGTAACCCTAATTGGAACGAGTGGATAGATTATTGGTTAGGCGACGGATCTAGTAAAGATTTCTACGTTAGAGAAGATGAGCCGGTTAACTTTAGAACTTGGCAGGGTTGGGGAGAAAACGGGATCCAAAACTTTTATTATTTTAAAGCTAATATCTATGCAAGAAAAAATAATAAATATGATGATAAAGAATTAAATAAACTTATTAGCGACGCTAAGAAAAAACCACCTAAGCCTAAAACTAAAACTAAAAATAAAAAGGCTCTAGTTATTTGTATGAGTGATTGGCAAGTAGGTAAAGAGGGGAGCGAAAATATGCTTAAAAGATATTACGCAAGCCTAGACGCTATAGATAATCAAATAAAATTCTTAAAGAAAAAACATAAAGATCTAGATAAATTAATTATTGTTGGGTTAGCCGATCTCGTCGAGGGTTGTAGTGGGTTTTATCCTATGCAACAATTTACAACAGTATTAGACGAGCGCCAACAAAAGACACTAGCTAGACGTATGTTATTAGACGCTTTTAATAAATATAGCGATCAATTTAACGAGGTACTCGGCCTATGTTGTGCGGGTAACCACGGAGAAAAAAGAATAGGTACAAAAGCCTATACAACTTTTGGGGATAATAAAGATTTAGAATTATTTGACGAAGTAGCGCAGATATTAAAAGCGGATCCTAGCAAAAAACACGTTAAATTTACGATCCCGGATAATGATTTAGCTTATAGCGTTGAAGTCTTACCCGATGTAGTACTTACAATAGCTCACGGCCACCAAGCTAAACGAGGAACGACACCGGCAGCTAGAGTAGAGAATTGGTTTAATAAAATGGCTAGTAAGCCCTCTAGAGGTGGTTTTTATGCTACTAATGTTTTATTAGTAGGCCATTACCACCACTTTTGGAGTAAAGAGAGCGAAAGACTTTTACTCGGAGCGCCTACGATCGACGACGGGAGCCAATGGTTTGAGGAAAGCGGAGGCGATACTAGCGTACCGGGTATATTAACTTTAGTTTTACATAGTACGAAAAATAAAAGAAAATGGAGTGATATAGAGATATTATGAGTACGAGAAGAGGTAGTAGTAATTGGTACCTAGAAAATTGGGCAAGTGCCTTAGGTAACGTTGACGATACTATAATTTTAAAATTTAACGGTAAAGGTAGAGCAAGAATTAATAAAGCAGTATTGCCGGCTTTTACCTTATTGAATATGTGCTTAGTAGAAGATAACTACATAACGCACAAAAATACAACAGGAGGATATAACTTTAGAAAAATAGCGGGTACAGATAAATATAGTTGCCACGCTTACGGATTAGCAGTTGATATAAATTGGGATCTAAACCCGGTTACGAGGGACGGATCTACTAAAACTAATTTTAAAGATACAACAATAAAAAAGATTTTAGGTATAAAGACCCAAGACGGTTTACAAGTATTTAGGTGGGGAGGAGATTATAAAAGTTATAAAGATCCTATGCACTTCGAAATATTTGTAACTCCGCAAGAATTAAATAGAGGGATCATAAGAGAGAATTTTGATCAAAAAGAATATATTAAATTAGGTTTATCGGTAAAGCCATTAAAGAAAGGCGATAAAGGCGACGGAGTTAGATATATTCAAGAGATCTTAAATTTTGTTTTAGATCATAGATTAGTAGCGGACGGAGATTTCGGTAGTTTAACCCAAGCAGCAGTATTAATATTTCAAAAACAAGCAGGCCTAATAGAAGACGGAATAGTAGGCGCTAATACCTATGCTAAATTAATGGAGTTTAGAACTGCTAAGCTAGAGCAGGAAAGGAATAACGATAGTGGCAAATACAGGATCGAATAAAAAAACACAGAAAAAAGATTGGAAAGCGTATTGGGCTTTTATGCTATCTAAAGCGTTTAGAACGGGCTTACAAAGTGCTATATCTTTATACTTAGCTAACTCTAGCGGTATTATTGACGCAGATATGGTACAACTTTTGAGCGTTGCCTTTTTAAGCGGTTTTGTTACCGTAGTGCAACACGCCTTAGAGCAATATAAACCAAAACAAACTTACAATTAAATTAGATTTAAAAATATAGAGATACTATATTTAATTAAAGTATTAATTCAAAGATCGCACCCTTAAATTAATAAATACTAAGACGTAGAAATACCCCCAAGTATACCTACGATACAAAAAAGCCGGGGATCCGCACAACCCGGCTTTTTTCTTTTTATAAAAAAAATATTAAAAATTGACACCATTATTTAAAAAAGTATGCCTATAATACCTATATAAGAAAAAATACTTGGGGTATTAAATGAACATAACAAAAGATATAATCAAAAAATTTGAGGATAAAGGTTATACCTTAGAAACTACTAAGTTAGATGATGATTATACAAGACTTATGGGTTTATCTTCTAACCCTTTAGATTTACCAATTATTGAACAAAAAGAAATTACAACTACTTATAAATTAAACTCAACTAAAAGAACTATATATTATTTCTCTAATAACGATAACGTATTTGAAATTAAAGAATTGGTAACAAGTGGTTATACCAATTTATCTAATGGTAAGTTAAGAAAAATTAATACTACTCAATACGAAATAGAATTTAACTACGAAAAATATAGTTTAAAAAACCTAAAAGTATTTTTAGGTATAATCTAAATAAGGAAAAAAAAGGGGGTAATTTATGGAGATACGATCACAAAAAAGATTTTATCTTACTACAGATACAGTAACTTATATAAAGTGCGGTAAATGTTATAACTATCTAGCTAAAAGTTGGAATAAAAATAATGTGCCACGCTGCGGTAATTGTATTTCTATTAAAGATAAATATAGCGATAGTTACTATTTAGATACTATTGCTTATGCTAGGAAAGGGGGTATTTCGTGAGCGAAATATTAACAGAAGAAGAATATAACGAATTTGTTAAAAACGGGGATTGGTTTTTAGATAGCCAAGCCCCGGACTTTAACGAGAAATTATATTTAGATATGAAAGCTAGGGGTACGTTATGAGTTATGACGTAACCCTAGAAAAAGAAAAAACTATTATAAAGAAATATTCTTACAATAGTTTAAGTGGCGAAGTTGCTACTAGCGCTACGCCAATAATAGCGTATAGGATTGTACTAAATTATTTTAAAGAGTATGGAGATTATACTTATACAGATTATTTAGTTACGGATCCTAAATTAGATTTTATAATGATCTTTACGCAAAAATACGACGAAGAGAAAAAAGATTATTTTTATTTCTCTAGTCAAATAATTAAGATCGGCGATCCGGTTGTTTACAGAAATTATAGATATGAGCAATACGGTATATTTAAAGGTACTCGTATGGATAATACAGTATGGATAACCGATAAGGAAAACTACATAAGTATTTCTCTTTATCGTTTCGCCGTTTTAAATGCTAACTACGATAAATCTAAAATTCTTAATAAGATGAGTGCTACATTATGAAAGTTAGAGATCTTAAAACTTTAATTAATATTGTAGATCAACTTAATAGATCGGGAGATATAAATAAATTTTCTTCATATAACGAGATAATTTATTTTAGCGGTATTAAACTGCTTAGTAAAAAGGGGGTAGAATAATGGATCTAATTTCAACTTGGGATATATTACATAAATGGGTAATGTTTTTTACCATAGTGATAGTACCGGGTATCTTAATTCTTATGTCTATGTTAGAAGAAAAAGAAGAAGAGTTTATAGATGTACCGGAATTTATTAAAGGTAATGCGAGCGATTTTTATGGCAATTAAGAAATTTATTTGGCTTACTTGTTATAACTTTTTATCGTACCTTAAAACTATTATTAACAAACTTATGTATTACTTTTTAATTAAGTTAAATAGTAACTACAAGAGGGTAGAGGTTAAAAATATAAAATGGAAAAAAAGAAAGAGGTAATAAGTGGATCATAAAGAAAAACTCATATTAAAACAAGTTAGTTTAAAAGCTGCTGCAAGTGTTGGAGGCACAAAAGACGAGGTAGTAGCTAATGCAACTTATTTTAATGAGTGGTTATTAAAAGGTATAGATCTAGATACAGTAGTAAATAACTTCTCAACAGGGCAAAACGAAAATAAGTTTGTGGCAACTTGCCCAAGTTGTAATAGTGAAGTTTGGGATAATAGAGCTACTGCTCAAAACAACCAACCGGTTTGGAAATGTAGAAACCAAGATTGTACAGGTGGCACGTTTTCTAAAAAATACAATAAGCTAATGCCGTGGGCTAGTTGGGAAGAAAACGAGTTTTATAACCAAGAAATGAAATTCAAAAAAAACAACACGGTAGAAGATAAAGCTATAGAGGGCGAGGTAGTAGAAAACCCTATGGTAGATGACGAAGACGGAGCGCCTTTTTAAAATGGATCGCTTAGCTTTCGCTAAATGTTTTGGGTGGGCTAGCCTCCGTTGGCCTACTCTTAATACATCTATCGAGGCTCTAGATAGCTTATACGAGGATTATAAGGGTTTTAGTGATCGCAGCTTAACTAAAGCCCTTAGCCTCATATATGAGAACGGAGATCAATATTTAGAATTACCTAAATTGTATAGGTTAACTAAAGATCTTTATAACCAAGAGATTTTAGATAATCGTAATGCTTTACCTAGCCCTACCGTGGAAAATGGTTTAAAAGATTATTTAAAACAAAACAATTACAAAAATATAAAAGACGCAATTAGAAAAATTAGGAGTATGAGTAATGAGTGAACAAGTAGAAATAAAATACGATATACCGCCTTTTGTGATCGTGCCTAATTGGGTAGCAGAATTATTAAAACCTACAGAGTTAGCAACCTATGTAGCACTAGGTAAGTATGCAGATAATAAAACTAAAGAGTGTTGGCCTAGCCTTAATACTATTGCTAAGGATCTAGGAAAGTCTAAAACTAGCGTAATTACTGCTATTAAGGGTTTAGAAAAAAAAGGAGTAATAAAGGTAGATAAAAGACAAAACGATAAAGGGGATTGGGCTAGAAACCACTATACTTTAATGGTTTATGGGGGTAGTAAAGAAAACACTACCACCCCTAGTAAAGAAAACACTACTACGGGTAGTAAAGAAAACTTGACTAGGGGTAGTCAAGAAAACTTAACTCTAACTATACCCAATACAACTAAACTCAATAAACTATATACTAAAGATATTCAAACTGCTTATAAAAATGAAGTAGTTAGAGTATGTCAATTAGATAAAGTTAGTAGGAATATGTGGGGGCAAATAGAAAACACCGCTAAACAATTATTCGAGGCCGGAGTTACCTTAGAAGAAATTGAGATCCTAGCTAGAAATATAGTTTTAACTTATGGAGAGGCCACTTTAACGCATAGAAGTTTACCTAACTTCTTAGAGTTAATACAGGGAGCCAAAACAAAAAAACCTAATGATTTTAAAGCATATAAGCAAAAGAGCGATTTACAGGAGTGGGCAAATAATGGATAGTATTAATAAAGGGGCAAAAGCGTTAACCGAACTTATGGACGAAGTACCGGGGTTTGGTGTTTTAGTTAAAGAACGAGAAGAAATAAAACCTACAAAAGATCACGGAGGTTTAAAATTTCACGTTAGTAATGGTAAAACACGTATAAATTATAAAATTATTTTAAACTTTTATGACTTTTACGATATTTACATTAACGACGAATTATTCGCTAATAGTGGAAATGGCGACGTAGTTAATTTATTTAAGTGGTTAACCGATCGCTTTAATTCTACTTATTGTATTTTATGCAAAAATAAAATGACGCCTAAAGATCTAAAAGAAGATCCTAAAGTTTGTATTAAGTGTTGGGACGATCTAGGAGAAGAGGAATAAATGAAAGTGTATAAAGTATTAATAACAAGTGAAATAGTTATTATTGCACCTAACGAAGATCGAGCAGAAAAAATAGCGGAAAGTAAAATAGTTAATATACCAAGTACTTTTAACGCAAAAATATTTAGTATTAGCTTTATGGAGGATCTAGCGCACCGTGGCCAAGATAACTCAACTACATAAATATAAAAAGTGCCGTATAACGGTAAATATAGAACTATTACTCGAAACCGAAAAAGTCG